GTAAAGAATTCAGGTGCTGTAAACATATAATTATTGAGTATCATTGTCCCGCCATAAACTTTCGCCAGTCGATTGTATTCTTAATCGTTTGGTGTCTCCAAGTGATATTTTGCATACACTCTTTCAAGAAGTTGATAACGATTTTTTGATACTCCACTTTACCATTCATTCTTTGTAAGTCTTGGTCAGCGTTATACCATATCTGCATATCATTCTTCATGACTTTGAGACCGTCAAAGGGGTCGTCTTCCCAACCAAGTTCTTTTATTTGTTCCTCAGACATCTTTCCGTTATACCATAACCACTTATTTTTAAGCAGGATATTGTATTGGAATTCTAAGTTCTTGAGAACCAATATATTATCGGTCAAGAATTCTTGATATTTTGCGTGTAGTTTGGGGACTTCTAGAGACGATTTATCTAGTTCGATATCGTCAACTTCACAATCCTTAGCCCACTCTTTGCGTAGCTCTTCTAAGTTCATACTATAATTATATCACGAAAATGTGTTTTTAACTAGTGGTTCCTATCTCATAATAAGTAAATCTAAAGTCTACTGTACATATTACAGCTTCACCACTCTCTCCTGATGCAAGTTCCAATCCACTTAGTGACGTTGGAAATGCGTCATAAAATTTAAAGAATCTGTTTGGTATATTCTTATTAGTATTTAGTACGAGTGTAATCATGCTATATTGGTTTAGGTCACCACTTGCACTTGAAAACTGGTTTGTTGCAGTTGCAGTTGTACCTGTAAGAGTTTTATATTTACTTGGGTCTTGTATTGGAACAATAGAATCCATCCAATCATAAATCTCTTTAAAGTTTTCTAAGTCTTCGTCTACCAAGAATGATACAGATAACTTCTCAAATTCAACTTTATCGCCTGGAAAATATGCGTCTATTCCAATACCTGCTGGCACAGCAGTTTCACTAAAAGAAATGCCAGGCACGTTTGCAGTTCTCACGAAATATTCCACAGTTGGAACTTTGTCTATGAGAAGTCTAAAGTTGTTCTTTTGAAGTATAGATTTATTAATCGTAGTCATATACCTATTTAGGTATTTTTAAACTACCTTAGAACTTTGTTTGCTACTTTGTTGATTCTACCTGATTTCATAAGTTTGTGAATTGATAAGTCATTTAATAAAATATATATCCCTACAAATGCCCATGGTATCATTAACAATATTAGCATATTGAATATGTTTTCCATACTAGTATTTAGACATGAAAGTGTCACACAATTGTCACAATTAAGACACATAAAAAGAAAGGGGAAGATGTTAAGTCTTCCCCCTTCGGATACTACCGTCCTGCACGAATGATTGTATCAATCGTATTTAGAACATTAAGCAACCCATTTAACACCACGGTATACACCTGATGTTTGAGTTGACTTAACATTTTCAATAGCACCATGCTTCTGTCCTCTGTAGATACCTTCAAAACTTTTACGTTTTGTAGTTTCTAATTCAGACGGATTGTATGAGATACCTCTATATTTGCTAGTCATATCATCTCCTATCTTAATTAATTAAAATAAAAAATGCGTTCCTTCGACTTTCGGTCTCGTTCGGCTGACTGCCTACTTGCTTGCCTTTCTTATATGAAGAAAGAGGTTTTCCTGTCTACTTCCGTCCACCTCTACATTTAGGGTGGATGAACGAATGTAGTCTTTTAACCCATGACTTATGGAGTATAGTGAATACTATACAATATTATTTAGGACAAAAAAAACCCCAGCGAACTGGGGTTTTTAATTTCGGTTGAGTAACTATTCTTTATAGAATGTTAGATACTGCGAACTTTCTGTAGTATTGGTTTGTACCAGCAGAAGCTAGACCATTAGCAGGTGTAGAACCTACGAATGGGTTAGATACCATTCCGTATCTAGTTTTGAAACCAATTTTTGGTTGGAAAGTATTCTCACCAACGGCACGAACCATTTGTAATGGAACGTATGGGCAATAGAAAAGTCCAGCGTCATAAGGGTTAGACCCTCTGTAACCGACAGTCAAGTAATCAACACCAGCATATGGGTCGATATAAACTTTAACTCTACCGTTTAGAACACCAGCAAAAGTATTACCAGTATCGTCAACGTTAATGTCAGTGTTAAGCGCAGGAGTATAATCTAATACACCAGCCATTGATAAAGCAGATGCAACGTCAGAAGAACAAAGGATAAAGTTACCTTTACCACGTCTTGTTTCTTTTGCGATTACATTTGATTCTCTTTCTATTTGGAATAATAGACCTTTGAATTTCTCAACTGACCAACGTCCGTTAGCATCAACATCTAAGTTGAAAGTACCAGCAGAAGCAGTTGCAGATGCACCTACTTTAGCTTGTATGTTAACGTTTCTTACTACTTCTCTGTTGATTTCCGCAAGGATTTCAGATGATAGTATGTTAGCGAGTTCAGATTCAGCGTCTAGACCGTGAATTGCTTTAAGGTCTTGTGCCAATTCTAAAGTATATTCCGCTTTAAGTGCTCTTGATTTAGCAGTTACTGTAGCTTTCTCAATTGTGAAAGCCATTTGAGCGAATCCGTTGGAAGCTTCGACATCACCTAATGCTTCTGCAGTTGCAGTAGACATACCTGAACCAGTTGTGTCTTCATAAGAAGGCGAACTAGTGTCAAATGGGTCACTGATTGCAGCTGTTAATGCACCAGCTGAAGTTGTCTGAGCAGCAGCCGAATAAGGAGTATGAGGTTCGTTAAGCCCTAAAGCTTCAGTTTTACCTTCACGTCCTTGAGTCGGATAGTCGTTATACCTTGCTTTCATAGCAAAGATAAGTCCTGTTGGCCCAGTCATTGGTTGAACACCACAAATGTCGTAAGCAACCAAGTTAGGCATAGCTCGTCTTACTAGACTAATTAGGATTGGATCCCAGTTAGATACAGCAGAACTGCCAGTAGCATTTAAAGGTGCAGCTTCGTCAAGAGAAACTCTATCTTCGTTAAGAGCTTTTTCTTGGTTTTCTAGGATTACTGCGGTAACAGCCTTCTTGTAAGAGTCTTCGATTTTTGGCAAATCAGAATGCTCTAGGATAGGTTGCCACTTTTCCTGTAAGTTTTCAGATAAAAACATTGTTTTTAATCTCCTTTAAATTTAACCTAATGGTTTTAGTTTACTAATTGCGTCAGAATACCTTTGAAGGGAAGGGTCTATAACAGGTGAAGAGTTTTCATCTTCAAGCGTTCCAGTTCCTTCTTCAACTACGGTATCCTCAGAAATAGATTCACCTTCAATACCGAAGTATGCTTCTTTGATTTCACCAATCTTCTCTTGGAAGTCAGCTTCGTCATTGAAGTCTACACCGTTTGCAAGTGATTCTAATTTCTCTTTCTGTGATTCAGTTAAGTCCGAAGACGCATCCCTTACCACATTTTCTCTCTTGAGAGTGTTCAACTCTTCTGCGATGTCCATATTTGTTTGAACTTCGGAGTCAAGTTTAACTTCCATCTCATCGAGACGATTAGAAAGCTCATCAATCACGTCATACTTATCTTCGGGAACGTCAACATAATGTTCTACGAACAATGTTTTCAATCCTGAAATAAAGTTTTCAGTCATTTCAGCTTTCAAACCTCTCTCGATAGCTAATTCGTTTTCTTTCGTCCACTCGTCAGCAACGTAAGACAAGTATTTGTCAACTGCTTCACTTAAGTCGGCTTTGACCTTATCTACTGAGGTTTGTAATTCTGTTTCGTAAGCTTCTTTCAATCCTTTTTCAACTTCTGCAACTTTACTTGATACTGCAGCTTTAAAGATTGTTTTAGCTTTTTCTCGGTTCTCTTCTGACAAGTCTAATGCTTCTGAGATTGCATTTAGGTCGTCTTCAATTTCAATCTCTACAAGTTTAGATTCGAGTTCTTCGGAAGTTTCTTCGTCAACAGATTCTTTTTTCATCTTCTTGTCTTCGTCTTCTTCCTCTTCGTCCTCGACACCTTTCATCTTGCCGTACATCTCTTGAACCTTTTCGTCATCTAGTTTTTTAACTAGTTCGACAATGTTTCTTGCGATTTCTGCCTTAGTCAAAGACTCGTCAACCTCATCTTCTGAAATAGAAGAGAAAATACCTTGAAGGTCTTCTTTATTCATTTCCTTCATTGTGTTGACCATAGCTTTGATTGTTTCCATCTTGGAAGGAACTTTTTCTTCTGCTTCAGAAACTTCTGCTTCTTCGTCAGCGCCTTCGCCTTCTTTGATTTTTTCAGCCTTATCAGGTTTCCCTTCACCCTTTTGTTGTGGGTCTGCGGAAATCTCTTTGACTCCATCTTCTGCTTTATCTACAGAATCGACAGCTTTGTCAACAGGATTTTCTTCGGGTTTGACGACTTCAGCTTTTCCACTTTCTATTTTAGCGGAATCACTTGAACCTTGCTTAGGCGGGTTTTTGTCACCTTTCTCAGCTTTAGCGTCAGGTTGTCCTGCCTCTAATAGCTCATCTTGGTTTGTATCTAACTCTGCCATATTTTTCTCCTGTTTGAGTTTACTTTTTTATTTATATGTTATAAGTTCTTAACGAACGTTTTCCATAAATTAATTTTTGTTTCTTCAAGTCTAACCTGCTTTTCGTTCTTTAAAACTTCTCTCATAGACTCCATTTCTTGTCTTTTTAGGATTCCGTTGTCCATAATCCACTCAACACCTTCCATGATACCGTCTACGAAGGCATCTGGCGCTGAAGGGTCTGCGACAATATCACCTGCAGTTGCAAGTTGAAAGTCCGACTTCACATACTGTGCGTCTGATTTTTGTTCTAATGAACCAAGTCCTCTTGAAGAGACACCTAGTTTTGCACCGTCATTGATAAGATTTTTTACAATCTCACCATTTGGGGTGCTCAAAATTTTTGCTTTACCTACCCAATTACTACCGTCTTCGTGAAGTTCGGTAATCATGTGGGATACTTTGTCTAAATTGATTGTTGGCCCTTCGGGGTGTCCTAACTCACCGAATGCTCTTTGTTCGTTTACGAATTCTTTTACGTAACGATTGACTTCTTTTGCCATGATTTCTTTGGGATAGATTCTTCCGTTACGATTCTTTATGTCTGCTTGCATAAAGACACCTTCGATAAAGTAATCTTTTTTACCATTTTCTTTTGATTCGATTAATGGTTTTGCTTCGTTATACTCTGAAATTAATTTCATTGAAAATTTCCTCTTCTGTTACCCCTTCAAAATTCATTTGTTTAAAGAGTTTGGATAATTCCTTCACAGATTTTTCTGCGTCCTTCAAGTCCTTGTAAGGCCCTGTTTCATTATTATTAACGAATGCGTAAATGTCTTTACCCATTTTACTATAGGTAATGTTGTAGGTCTTTCCACCAGTTTTCATTGTATCTACTTTAAGTTCTTTATGTTTTTTAGGCAACTTAAATTTCGCCTCATAAAGTTCTCTTGATATAGATGCAAAAGATTTCATTTACTCTTCCTCTGCTGTAGCTTCAGGTTCATTTTTCATCCAATCAACCGTTGCTTCCACTCTCTTCATGTCCACTGCTTGGGCAGCTTTCTCTTTAATGCCGTCAAAAATAGAATCCCTAGCGTCTTGCAACTTACCTTGTTCTATTTCGTCAACTATCTTTTTTGCTATTTCAGTCAT